TGGTGCTATTAGTGCTGGTGTTACTACTTGCTCAATAGATGGCATGGGAAACAATTTAACTGGTGTAATTAAAGCTGGAGACTTCTTTAGATTTACTGGTCAAGCAAAAGTTTATATGTGTGTAGCTGATGTAAATTCTGATGGTTCTGGGCAAGGAACATTAACATTTGAACCACCATTACGATCAAACGTAGCTGACAACACAGTATTAATTTATTCTAATGTAGATTTTACAGTAGGATTAACAAATGATGTACAAGAATTTAATGTTGGAACAGAAAACTATTTTCAATACGAAGTTGATCTTATTGAGGTATTATAATGACAAGATCATTAAGTGGAACACTTACAACTGAACTTGCAACTAACGCAATCAACCCAGTAGATTTAGTTTATCTAGGAGTAAGCACAGGAAGTTATTATACAGATCATTATAAAGACTTAGTTTTCAATTCTAATACTTATCTTGCTTCATCTTTATTTCTTGGTTTATCGGAAGTAACTGAAAGTTCTGAAGTATCTGTTAATAGTTTAAGTTTAAGATTTACTGGTGCAGATCAAACAATAATATCTTTATTTCTTAATAATGATTACATGGACAAACCAGTTATTGTGTATAGAGGATTTTTAAATTCTTCTCAGGCATTAATAGCTGACCCATTTCTTTTATTTGAAGGAAGAATAGAAAATTTTAACATTGAAGATGATGAAACGAGTTCTTCTGTTTTAATTAGTGTTGCTTCTCATTGGGCAGATTTTGATAAAGTTAGAACTAGAAAAACAAATACCAATTCACAAAAAATTTATTTTCCTAATGACAAAGGTTTTGATTTTGCAAGTCGTTCAGTTCGTGAAATAAAATGGGGTAGAGCATGAACGATTTTTATAATATCGTTTCAGTTTATAGACATTTTGAAAAATATAATCATCTCACCTATAAACAAATAGTTGATATGATTTTACCTTCTTATAATCTTGGTCAATACCAAATTCATAGAGATAAAAAAGAAGTGATAGGTTTTACTAATTGGGCTTTTCTAAATGATTTAGTTGAACATAGATTTAAAACTACTGGAATGTTAAAATCAACACAATGGAATTGTGGAGATAATCTTTGGCATATTGAAACTCTAGCTAAAAGAAATTTAAAAGAAATAATGGCATGGACTAAAAATCATTTCACAACATTATATGGTTATAACAAACCTATTAAATGGCTAAGAGTTAGAGATGAAAAAATAATTAAACATCAAGTTAGAGTTACAAAACCTAGCTGGAATAATTTTATAAGAGCATAATGGGTAAAGTTACTAAACCAATAAAAAAAACAATTAAAGGAATTACTAATTTTGTAAGCAAAGCTTTTAGTACAGTTATAGGTTGGTTAGTTCCCAAACCTAAACTACCTAACTTTGGTGGCAATACTTACGAGGGTGCAAAAGGTATTTTAGTAAATCAAGATTCAAACAACGCATCTATCCCTATTATTTATGGTGAAAGAAAAATAGGAATATCAAGAGTCTTTGTTGAAAGTTCAGGTTCTGATAATGCAAATCTTTATATTGCAGGAATACTTTGTGAAGGTGGTGGTGCTGGTATTGAATCTGTTGAACAAATTTATATTGATGATAAACTTGTAACTTGGAGTGGAACTTTATCTAATGGAACAGTAAGAACAGTTAATAGTTCTGATACAAATTTTTATAAAGATGGTGCAAGTTTAATTTCTGTCCAAGCTTTTTATGGTTTAGACAATCAATCAGTTTCCTCTATTTTAGATGAAAGCACAAATTGGACTTCAGATCATAAATTATCTGGTGTTGCTTATGTTGCTTTTAAATTCACTTGGAATCAAGATGCCTTTAGCAGTTTGCCTGATATTAAAGTAATAGTTAAAGGTAAAAAGATTTATGACCCAAGATTAGACTCTACAAAAGGTGGTTCTGGTTCACATAGACAAGATGACTCTACAACTTGGGCTTATTCAGATAACTCAGCTTTAGTTCTTTTAGATTACTTAAGAAATACTAGATATGGTAAAGGATTGCCTAATGATGCCTTTGAAACAAATTATGATTCATTTAAAACTTCAGCAAATGATTGTGATACTTTAGTTACTCCTTATTCTGGTGGAACTGATATTAAAATATTTAGAACAAATGCAGTATTAGATACATCACAAAAAGTTATAGATAATGTAAAAGATTTATTAGCACCAATGAGAGCATTATTTACTTATACTCAGGGTAAATATAGATTAATTGTTGAAGGTATAGGTAGTTCTGTTTTAAGTTTAAATTCAAATAATATTATTGGTGGTATAAAAATTTATGGTGAAAAGAAAAATACTAAATACAATCGTGTTATAGGAACTTTTGTAAATCCATCAAAAGATTGGCAAGAAGATACTATATCATTTCCACCAGCAGATGATTCTGCTTTACCAGTAGAAGATCAATATGCAACTTTATTAGCAGAAGATAATAACACTCCATTAGATGGTAATTTTGAATTTAGAAATATTACAAATCCATATCAGGCAGAAGAACTTTGTGAAATTATTTTAAGAAGATCAAGAAATGCTTTAGGAGTAGAAGTTAATTGTACTTCAGAAGCTTTAAATTTATCAATAGGAGATATAGTTGATTTAACTTATTCAACTGGGGGCTTTAGTGCAAAACCTTTTAGAGTAATGAATATTGCTATCAACGCAGATAGCACAGTAGAATTAGAATTAACTGAACATCAAAATTCATTTTACACTTGGACTTCCAAAACAATAGCACCAGTAATTGCAGATACTACTTTACCAAATCCAAATACAACTCAAGCACCAACTTCAGTTACATTATCAGATCAACTGATAGAATACTCAGACGGAGTTGTTATTACTGCTTTAGATGTATCTATTGGTGCTTCTCCTGATTCATTCGTAGATTACTACCAAGTAGAATACAAACTAAGCACAGAATCTACTTACCAAGTATCTGGTCAAGTTAAAGGATTAAATCATAGAATACTAAATGTGGTAGATGGGTTAATCTATAATGTAAGAGTAAAAGCATTTAACACATTAGGAGTACAATCAACTTATACTTCTGCAACTAGAACTATTGTAGGTGGAATTGCACCACCTAGTGATGTTGAAGATTTTGCTTGTAATATTATTGGTGGAGATGCTCATTTATCTTGGACACAAATACCTGATTTAGATTTAGCTTACTATCAAATTAGATTTTCAACATTAACAACTGGTGCTACTTGGGGTAACTCAGTTTCTTTAGTTGAAAAGGTTGCAAGACCAGCTACATCAATTACTGTCCCTGCAAGAGTAGGTTCTTATTTAATTAAAGCAGTAGATAAAAATGGAAACTTATCTTCTAATGAAGCTGTTATAGCAACTAATGTAAGTGCAATAGGAAACTATAATGCTGTTGCAACACAAACTGAATCTCCTACATTCTCAGGAACTAAAACAAACACAATTATATCTGATGGTACATTAAGATTAGATTCATCAGAACTTTTTGATTCTGCAATAGGAAACTTTGATGATGCGACTTCATTCTTTGATTCTGGTGTAACAGCTTATGACTTATATTCAGAAGGAACTTATTTATTTGCAAATCCGATAGACATAGGTGCAGTTTATACTACAAGAGTAACTGCTTCTATTACACAAACTTCAGATAACTTAGATGATTTGTTTGATTCAAGAACTGGAGATTTTGATGATGCACAATCTAACTTTGATGGCGATACTCCTGCTAATTGTAATGCTCATTTAGAGATTGCTTTATCTAATGACAACATAACCTACACTTTATTTAGAAACTTTGTCGTTGGAGATTACACAGCTAGATACTATAAGTTTAGAGTTTCACTTCGTTCATTTGATTTATCATCTACTCCAGTTATTAGTGCTTTATCAGTTAGTATTGATATGCCAGATAGAATATTTAGTGGAAATGACATAACTTCAGGTACTGGAACTTATAATGTAGTTTTCACAAATGCTTTTTACAGTTCAAATTACGCAGTAGGAATAACTGGGCAAGGGTTACAAACTGGAGACTTCTTTACAATTTCAAATAAAACTGTTAATGGTTTTGATATTGCATTTAAAAACAGTTCAGGTACTGGAGTAAGTCGTGTATTTGATTATTTAAGTAAAGGATATTAGATAGAATTATGGCACAACACGCAGATTATAATATAGCAAATCAGGGTTTCCCTGCATTTAGAACAGATTTAAATAACGTACTATCAGCAATCAATACATTAAACTCAGGAACATCAAGACCAGCTTCAGCAGTTGCAAACTCTCTTTGGTTAGATACAACAACTTCTACTGCACCCACTCTAAAATATTATGATGGTGCTGATGACATTTCTCTAGCAACTATTGACCATGTAGCTAATACAGTAAATTGGTTAGACTCAACAGTATCAATTACTGGACTAGCGACAACTGCAACTGGCACAGTTTTAACTCTTACTGACACTCACTTAAATTCAACAGTTTCAATTAGACTTCCTGATGCAACAGCAATCGCAGATGATTCAGGAAACGAATATATTAAATTCACAAAAACAGCATCAGCAGTTAATGAAATAACAATTACAAACTCAGCTACTGGAAACTCTCCTGATTTATCAGTAACAGGTGGAGACACAAATATTGGATTAAGCATAACTACAAAAGGTACTGGATTAATT